GAGATTGATCATTCTTATTCTCCTTTTTTTCTTTTAATTGACTTCATAGGCTAAAACCCTTATAGTTCGTGGCCTGCAGAGCATTATAAAAAAAGGAAAGAATTGATGAAAAATAACTTTATTGCAAAACACGCCCAAAGGTCTGGTTCTGGGTTTCATTCTGAGGTAAGTAGGCCGCAAAACGATCCTGATGGAATTTGTGTAAAATGCTTGACCTGCGATGCGTATTCTGATATTGATATGTCTGAGTACAGCTGCCCAGCATGCGGGTCAACTAAAATTACAGAGATTGGAGGTTTACAATGAAAACATCTGAACTGATAAGCGCACTACAGGGTTTGCAGTGGCAGCACGGCGACTGCGACGTGATAATTGAAGGCGGTGACTACCACGGATCATGGGCGACAATACTGAAGAGTATAGAATATAGCAAAATCTATACATGTCATCATGGGTTGGACGATGCAGCCAAGAACGAAGATGATTCTATCATTAAGCTTAGCTACAAGTGAGCAGCCCTAAGTACTACACAGGAGTAGGTATAGCGGATGCCCCTGAAGACATTAAGGCTGAAATTCACGCCATAGCAACTAGAATGTCTATGGATCAGTACGTTGTTAGGTCTGGTGGTGCAATAGGTACTGATGCGGCATTCCAATGCAGTGCTGGTGCCAACACCGAGATATACCTACCGCATAATGATTATAACGGCATGAGCGACATGGATGGTGCCCACCTGAACGCAAAAGAGCTTTACAACTACGATAAGGCGGAGTATATTGCATCAATCAACTGCAGAGAGTGGGACACCATGAAGCAGGGTGAGAGGGAGTTGCACACAAGAAGCGTATATTCCGTATTGGGATTCTCGCTTGATAACCCTTCGCTAGTTTTGATTTGCTACGCCGAACCGTCAGGGATAAGCTTAGTGAAAGGGGAATACTCTACCGCAGTGTCAGTTGCACACGGCCATAGAATTCCGGTATACAATCTCTGGCGCATCAAAGATCTAATTGAATTGAAACGAATTGTAGGTATATATGACTAATTTGGAGGTAGCATCTTGATTGATAAAAACTGGAGCTTTGAGACCATGAAGGAATGGCTTCTTGATTTCGCAGATTGCGGATATCATGTGATGCCAATTCGTGGTGTTTACCCGAATGGTAATTGCATGTGCGGAATGGAAGATTGCACTAACCAATACAAGCACCCAAGAATGACTGGTTGGAGCAAAGCACCCTTACCAGCAATGGATCAGATTGAGGCGTTTATCGATCAGAAGATATTTGCTCAGTCTTACGGAATAGTATTGACAGCTGATGATATCGTTGTTGATTTTGACCCAAGAAATAATGAGAATGCGATAGAAGAGCTGAACGCCATGCTTGGCTTCGACATTGAGACTAAGTGTAAATTTGTCATCAAGACTGGATCTGGTGGTAAGCACTTTTACTTCAAGAAGTCCAAAGACATTAAGACAGTTAAGATACTGAAAGAGATTAAAGGTATTGACTTTCTTTCTGCCGGTAGCTTTGTTGTTGGTTGTGGTTCATTCCACAAGAGCGGATTTTCATATGAAGCTATTCAGCATGATAAGTCAAACATCCGCGCCATTGACGATGCACCACAGGCTTTACTGGATCTAATTGAGCGACCGGATATTGTCAAGGATTCTGCGTATGAGGCTGGATCATCAAACCTAGACGAGCTACGCGAGGCTTTAGAGGCTATACCGAACGACGAGAACACCGACTATGATGTCTGGATCAACATCGGCATGGCGTTGTCTTACGAGACCTCAAACTCTGATAATGGCTACGCGCTGTGGGATGAGTGGAGTGATAAGTCTCAAAAGCATGACGGCACAGCAATGGAAAAGAAGTGGGCATCATTTGCCAACACTAGTCACACCGCCACACCAAGAACTGCCGGTACGATCTTCAAGCTGGCGTATGACAACGGCTGGGAGCAGACTTACGGCAATGAGATAGATCTATCAGCATTTGTAAGAAAGTTCGAGGAGGGACGCGCTGAGAAGTTCTCAATGAAGAAGCAGGATGAGAGCAAGGTTATTGAGTTTAACGACATACCTACTGAGCTTCAGAAGATAAAAGGTGTAATGGGTGACTCTGTTAACTACATGCTATCGACTGCTCAGTACCCGCTCTACATGCCATCACTGAATGCTTCACTGGCTATGTGTGCTGTCGTTATCGGTCGTGACTTCACCACTGACTTTGACAACTACTCAAGTGTCTACACGATGAGCGTTGCAGAAACTGGTGCTGGTAAGGAGCATTCTTATAAGATCGTATCTAAGATATTGCAGGCTGCAAACCAAGGCAGTATTATCAAAGGTGAGGTTACCGGTAAGAGTGCAATCATTACTGAGCTGTACAGCGAACCACGAGCTTTATTCTTTAAAGACGAAATGGCTCACTGGATGCAGATCATCGGATCTAAGAATGTATCTGAGAATAAACTGTCTGAGGTCAAAGCTTGGATGGAGCTTTTCAGTAAGCAGGACAGCACCTACTCGTCAGACTCCTTCACGAGCCTAAGTGAGATCTTAAAGAATAAGCTTACTGGTGATGAGCAAAACTCACTAACGATCAATAGACCGTCTGTTAGTCTGCTTGGTATGACTACGCCACATAAGTTATCGGAGTCCATGACTAAGATGATGATCAGTGATGGTTTCTTGAATCGATTCATTGTTATGTTTGCTCAAGAGGGCGATCAGAAGATGAATAAGAATTCAAAGTCACGGGCCGTACCTCAAGAGATACTGTCTTGGATTGAAACGATTGAGCGTAGAGTATTGCACCACAATCGAGGAAAGAATTCTCAAGGCCGTAACGATTACGACAAGCCAATGGAGCCAATAGTCCTGCCGTTTACTGCTGAGGCATTTGACCGCCTAGATTCTTATGAAGATGACATTATGATTCGCAAGAAAGAGCTGCGAAAGAATGGATTGGAGTTGATGATTGTGCGTAACCGGGAGAAGGCGATGCGCATCTCTCTGACTATGGAGCTGTCAAAAGACCCGTATGCTCTGTCGGTTGGTCTGGATAGCGTTAACTTTTCTATTGCCCTTGTTGACTTTTGCTTTGAGCAACTGATAGAATATATTGAATTCGAAATGGTTGAGAATTCCATTGACAAGCGATATCGCGATGCTTACAATGTGATTGCCAAGATGGGATTTGAAGGAATAATGAAAAAGGATCTAATGAAGTTACACCCGTTTAAGTCTACGGATAGCAACATGCGAAAAGAAATATTTAATTACTTGATTCTTGAGTCGCAGGATGTATCATTGATCGAAGAGGGAGAAGGCAAAGGGCGGAAAGCTCACAGGCTGGTGGCAACAAAGTTTTTAGAAGATTGAATAAATATTGTTGACACAGAAAAATAACTATGTATAATAGCGAAATAAACAAAACAGGAGAAGAAAATATGTCATTTGATTTTAGCGCAGTACAAAAAGGTACACGGGATCATAAAAAGATCATCATGCTTTACGGCGTACCGGGTATCGGCAAGACGACTCAGTGTGCCGCATTACCAAACGCATTCTTCTTGCCAATCGAAGACGGAACCGCAGACCTTGACGTAGCTCAGTACACCTTCGAAGACGGAAGTGTAAAGCTTCAAGCCTTTGGTGAGGTAATGGGAATTCTGGACATGCTACTGACCGAAGGTAAAGACTCTGGATTTGAAAACATTATTATTGACTCAGCATCTGCACTTGAGCCTTTGATTCATCGAGACGTTTGTGCAGCTGGTGACGACAAAGGACATGTAAAAACAAACATCGAAGACTTCGGTTACGGTGGTGGTTACAAACGAGCACTAAAATATTGGCAAGAGTTTTACGACAAGATCTCATTAGTGCGAAGCGAGCTTAATGCTAACGTATGGCTTATTGGACACTCAATGATTAAGACTGTCAGTAACCCTGACAACGAGCCTTACGATCGCTACATGCCAGAGCTGCATAAAGATGCAATTGGATTGCTACAAAAGAATTCAGATGCCTTGATTTTTGCAAAGTTTCGTGAGATAGTACGAAAGATAGATGGGAAGATGGGAGCAAAGGAGAACAAAGCAATTGGTCAGGGCGAGCGATTCATGTACACCAGTGAGATGCCTGCGTTCTTAGCTAAGAACCGGTCTCAGCCATCACTGCCACATGAGTTACTTTTTGACTGTAATGCAATTCTTGATCTTTGGAATAAAAAAGATTAATTAGCTTGACAGGAGATATTGCATAATGTAATATCTCTACATCAACCAACAACGAGGAATTAGAAAATGACTATGAATTTAAATCTGGGTATGGAAGACATTTACGAGCAGAACGAGCAAGACCAAGGCTCATTCGCACCACTTCCAGCAGGAGACTACCCTGTCATTGTCGATAACGCAGAATATAAGCAGTTTGCATCCGGTAACTTCGGTGTAAATGTAACCATGTCGGTATACGGCGGAGGCCAGTTCGACAACAAGAAAGTATTTGATACATTTATGTTCTTCCGCGACGATCAAGTAACTGAGATGACTTGGACAGATAAAAGCGGTGTTGTTAAAAACATCGGCAAGCTGACTTACGGTAAGTTGTGCTCTGCAGCAGACCTTACGCCACAACAAGCTGGTGATCCAATTAATCTGATCGGTAAGATGCTGACAGTTAAAACCAAGATGGGAACCAACAGTAATGGCGAGCCTGATACCAAGGTTGCTTCATACAAAAAGACCCCTGTAGCTGGCGCTGCACAGTCTCAGGGACAATCACAACCACAACGGATGGCTCCGCAAACAAGCCAAGCAGGGAATGCTTTCGCTCGACGATAGATGTAGCAAATAATAAAAAGGTCGCTTAATTGCGGCCTTTGTTGTTTAAGGGGAAAAGATATGAAGCACCAGAATATACTAGATAAGATGTGGGTATCTTATGAAGAGGAATACAACAAGACAAACTACAGACGAACTTATCTGGGGATGTCAGTCAGTGAAGAAAATTGTGGCAGGAAGCCGTGGCTTGAATTCAGGCATGCGTTCGACCCTTGGGTGAGTTACAGTAGCGCCTCACATTTTGAAGACGGTCACCTGTCAGAGGATGCCGTTGCGAAAAGATTGAAGGATTCAGGTCTAAACCTAATAACGCATGACGAGACCGGTGAGCAGTTTTCACTTCAGGATATGTATTGGCACAGAGGACATATAGATGGCAAGCTACCGGACTATGACGCGCTCTGGGAGCACAAAAGCACTGGCGATGCGAAGCTAACGAAGCTGAAGAAACTCATCGATAAAGACGAAGAGACGGCCCTACTGAAGTGGAGTAAAGGGTATTACGATCAGGCCACCAGATACATGGGCTATAGCGGAATACACAAACACATAACGACAGTGGCATCGCATGGGTCTCGTGAAAAGATAAATTCACAAGGCGATCACAGAACGGCTATAATGGAAACCGCATTCGATCAGGATCACTTCAACTTCCTTGTAGGTCGAGCCAAGCACATCATCACCACTGACAAGATGCCGCAGGCTGCATGGTCGCTGGCTGTTGACAAGCCTCTCTGTATATGGAAAAATGGCAAGTGTGAAGCATACGACTTTTGCAAAGGCAAAGAGATCGGTAAGCCTAACTGCAGAAATTGTGGACATGTAACTTTTACTACTGAAGGCGCTACTTGTGCGTTGGGTAATGAGGATCTAAATGAAAAAAATATGCTTGAGTTTAAGGAATGCCATAAATATAATCCAGAGCTTGTGCATGAATTCTTTGTCGTCGATCTTGACGATGCGGGAGATGTTCACTATCGCAACGAGTCTGGCACCGAGCTTGTTAATCGAAATTCAAACGACTTTAGGTTAGAGTTTAATAAATTAGGAGGATGATTTGTTAACACCAAGATATTATCAATTAGAAGCAATCGATTCTGTAATTGAATATCTTTTTGACCACAGTGGGAATCCGCTAGTCTGGATTCCTACCGCTGGTGGAAAGGCATTAATACAGGCAGAGATAGCAAAGCGTGTCTATGAGTTTGCGTCTGATCAGCAAATGATATTCTTGACCGACATAACAGCCCTTATAGGGCAAAACAGAGACGAACTAATGGAGCAGTGGCCTGACGCGAATACGTCTGTCTACAGCGCCTCCTACGGGCAGAAAAACCATAACGGTGAGTTAGTCTTCTGTGGAATTCAATCTGTTTATAAGCAGGCTGATTTATTTAAAAACGTATCAGTGATATTTATTGATGAAGTTCATCGAGCTTCGCTGTCAGAAAAATCAATGTACAAGAAATTTATAGACGGCATAAAGAAAAACAATCCATTCGTTAGAATCGTGTCAATGTCTGCGACCCCGTGGAAGCTAAATACTGGTACGCTTGAGGGTACTTGGATATGCGATAAGATAGTCTATAAGATTGAAATGAAGACTCTGTTTGACGAGGGCTTCCTGTGCCCATTACTAACACCGCCAACATCTACCTACGCCGATACTTCAGGGCTGAAAGTTAGCTCGACAGGTGAGTTTGATGAGAAGGCAATGCAGGAATTAATGAACAATGATTTTCTTATTGATACAGCGATAGACGATGCAATGAAGTTTGCGTCAAACAGAAACAGCATTCTTGTTTTTGCGTCAGGTGTCGATCACGCTGAAAGAGTAAGGTACGCCCTACTGAGTCGCGGTGAGACTGCAGAAGTTATTATTGGTGAGACAGATACCGATGAGCGCAAAAGAATAATAGATGATTTCAGAAACTTTAAGCTGCGGTGGATTATTTCTGTCGGAACATTAACGACAGGATTCAATGCAAAGAATGCAGACTTGGCGATAATACTTAGAGCGACTCAATCTTCATCATTGTGGATGCAGATGCTAGGTCGATTACTTCGGACGCACGAAAGCAAGACGGATGCTATGGTTCTGGATTACGGTCAGAATGTTGAGCGATTTGGCCCGGTAGATATGATTGGGCCTCCGCCAACAAAAGAGCAAAACAAGGAAGCAAAACGCACACCATTTAAGATCTGTCACAGTTGCGAAGCGCTGATTAAATATCTTGATAAGAGCTGCCCATTCTGCTTCATTGAGTTTGGTGGTGATACTACGCCAAGTCACGGCACTCAAGCTTCAACGGGCAAGCTAATGGATGGCGAAAGGAATATCCAGACGGTAAATATAAGCAGGGTCTCATACTCGAATCACTACTCGCATAGAAGCAAAAATAACTCACTAAGAGTTACATATCATCACGGGCTTGAGGAGATACACGATTACTTCGACTTTGAGACGCAAGGATGGCAGCGTGCGAGGGCTTGTAAGTGGTGGGCGACAATGGTTAGCCCCGAGATAGCGAACCACTGCCCAAAGCACTTACAGACGGCTCTGGTTGAGCTTAGACAGTTCGGAATGAAGGAGATAAAGAATATAGTGGTGGATTATACGGACGTAAAGAAAACCTCGGGAGCCAACCTAATGGGTCACAAGATTCTCAGTTTTGGATTAGCTTAATGATTCAAGGCAGGCTTTGTATTTAAAGACCCATTCCCTTCTATAATAGTTTATAACCTCAGCGGCATTTCCTATGTCGCTTTTTTTTGCCTTGTCTGGAATTTCACAGTTATTTGGTTTTACTATCGTCTTGTATTCTATCGTCTCAATAACTGTTGGTACATTAACAACTTCAGTTTTGTAAACTATCCGTGGAGATTTCATCTGCCAACCAATCAGGAATGACACACTGATTAAGGTTAGAGCTGAGAGTACGATTTTCCAGTTTTTTAATAACAGCTCTATCGTAAACGTTAGCAGCTTTGAAAACATCGATTGAATCGCTGAACCCTTCAAGGTCTTTAATGCACTCGGTAAGATCGTCATTAATGCTGTCAGCAATATTTTTATTGTCACTTGCCATCTCCGCAGATAGTTTTGCATTTCTTAAATTTAATTCTGAAGCTTCAACTAAAGCTACTTTCTCTGCTTTAATATCTGCAATCTTATAGTCAAGGTTACTTGCTCTATTGAATTGCCAACCACCAAACGCCATGCTTATTAATAGTGCAATTGTTACAAAATCCATTAGTCTTGATCCGAATCGTGTCTTACGTTTTCAAGTACAAATTTAAGCACACCGATAACCGCAGCGTATATTGAAACAAATCCAGCAATAGTCCACTCTTTCATATCTTCATGCGACAACTTAAACCACTCCCAAGCATCCCATGCCAGCCACAAGAAAAACATTGTGACCAGTATGTAAAGTATTCTGTACTGCTTTAGCAAGACGTGCATTGGTATCTTCATAGCTTTGCAAGTTCCTTCGACAGCAAGTCAAGAAAATAAATAGGATTTTTATTGTAATAAACGTATCGTCGTTTCGGTTCGTCTGGGCAAATCCACAGCAACCTTTCATCGCGGGTGTCAATATGAATTAAGGTTTTCTTTTCACCACCAAGGTGCGTATCGAAATACATTCCAAACCCACCGACAGCTTCGACAGATTGTACCAACGACCAGACTCTAGCAGATGCTGAATTATCAAGAATGAACAGGTCAGTGGCTTTTGATTTAGAATCACCATTAGAGCCTACGCAATGAAGGCTTGATCCATCTTTGAAGCGCACATGGGCTTCTGGGTCCGGACTGGGAACCATAGCAGTGTTGCATATCTCGCGGACATCTTGGGCTACTTCAATTATGCCATCAGACATAAATCCTAGGGCCTTTGCTGGCCACTCGCTTCTATTTAAGCTCATACGTCACCTTTGAAAAATACTGAATTTACTGGCAACCCATTGCAAGTGTGGTGAACCACTGAGCTTGTCAGTGAGAGACGATCTACAGTCACACCCACAATGATAGCAGACCAGTGCTGAACGCCTTCTGCGCGCCCCTGAGGGGCATCACGAAAGAATGCCCTGACTGTGCCAGAGCTTTTAACTCCATCAATAGACCAAGTTATGCCATTGAAGTCGCACTCTCTGTATTTCACAGCAGACCCCGATAGCTTTACGGCTGGTTGACCTTCAATGTCGGTAGTTGTTATTGATTCAACTTCTAAATTTGATACGACTGGAAAAACAAAACCATGAATCTTTGAAGATACATCGCCCTGTGAGAATATCCATAACCAGCCAACAGCTAACAGTACAGCAAACCATGAGAGGTAAACTTGCTTTATGATATTAGCCATGACTTAATTCCCCCGGCGATAATCCCAGATGCCGTAAGCAGTGCAGCAATAGAGGCGAAAGTCCATACTATGAACTTGAACGCCCTTCCTGTTGCCTGCCATCCCCTGTAAGCCATTATCATTTCGTGAACAATTCTAATGTCTTCAGGGGTGAACTCTGGGTCTTTTTTTGCTTGTCTCTCTAACTTCTCTAGGGCGTCCATAATCAAGATCCAAAATATATTTCTCAATTATAGCATGCTAGAGCTATTTAGCCTCGACCGGCTCCTCTAGCGACTTAGTAAGCATATCGACGAAAGCCTGCTTACTTACCGATAGTTGCTCAAGTTCGAACTGAGACAAACTAACCTTCCGCTCAATGTCGGAGATGTGGTTAATCATAATTCGCTGCTGATCAGTAAACTGATCTTCAGTATACTCAGTGCCGTTAACTGTAATTACTTTTGCGTCTGTCATCTTTTTATCCTTGATTATTGGTTGGAGCGCTATTCTACCACGGAACGCCAGATGCTTTCACAGGTGCAGCTTGCAAGTCAATGCTAGCCTGTAAGCTTTCCTCTGTAGCTTCCTGATCGATGCCATCTTCAAAGCACCAGCCCAAGACAACCTCTTCAGTCAACTCTGCATAAGGCACGAAGTCGGTAGCTTCTGGATCTGCGCTAAAGCCGCAAGTGCCATAGCTGCCTGCACTAAACTCGCCGGCGTCATCAGTAGCTGTACAACGCCAGTGCGCGGTAATGACAGAGTTGTTTTCTGTCAGGTCGTATTCTAGGGTTGAGATTGTCCAGTTAAATGTAGTCATGTTATTTAGCCTCTAGTGCTGTGATT